GCTGGATACGATGGACACGGTAGCCAGTGGCGATCTTTTCCAGCAGTTGGTATTCATCATCGCCGTGTGGGAACTCGGTTTCCTTGAGGGTGACACTGGCGCCGTCCTCGGCGTTTTTAAGCTGCAGGTTGCTGCCCAGCTCGAAGGCTCCGAACGGTTCGCTGCCGCCGTTGAGGTGCGCGGTAAGGCGAGTGGTGAGGCCCTGCTTCTGGTCGCTGATGTGGACGGTTGAGGTTGTCACCTTGCCGTCAGCCATGCAGACCAGTTTCAGCACGGCGCTGCTGTAACGCTCGGTGGTGTTGTCGACAAACAGGTTCTTTTCCTGGCTGTCGTAAAAGCCGTAGATGGTGCGCTCTTTGGTGAGTGCCCGGGGCAAGAGATCCATGATCACTTCGTCTTTGATCCCAAGGCGTTCTTTACGACCAACCGCTCGATCCTGCTGTTCTTCAATGTCGCGCACCTTGCGGTCAACTTCGCTCTTGATGGCGGCAGCCGGCAGGATCTTTTCTTGCACCAGCACGCACAGGCTGTATCCGCGCAGCAGTGGGGTGACATAACGACTGGTCACCGGGTTGCGCTGGAAGCTGAAGCGGATCATTTCGTTGCTGTCCAGTGGATCGGTGCGGGTCAACGCTTCGTTGGCTTCGATGGCGGTTTCGAGATCAGCCAGGGCTGGCAGGCTGGCGCGGTAAACGGACACGTTTTTCAGTTGCTTGAACATGATCAGATAGCCTCTTTCTGTTTTTCGTTCTGGTAGCCAAGGCGCTTCAGGTCGTCCAGATGCTGGATAATCCGGCAGGCGTGTTCGGCTTGGCTGGCAGCGTCATCGATGGCGCAGTGGTGGATGCCGGTGCGCTGGATCTCGATGTTAGGGAACAGCTTTTTCAGGGTGCGGTAGCAGCGGTTGTGATACCGGCCCCAGGGTAGGTCGAAACCGGCAGTGCGGTAGGCGTTGGTCAGTATGACGTTGTCGAAGTCTGCGCCGTTGCCCCAGATCTCAAGATGCGGGCCGTAGGGGTCGCCGTCTGGTGGGCAGGCGGCGACATTCAGGTTGTGCAGCCAGCCTTCCAGCATGTGCAGAGCGTCTTCAAGCGACTCTGACCAGCCGGTGATCTGCTGGCGCGCTTCTTCGCTCTGCTTGAGCCAGAAGTTGATGGTGCTGGCGCTGACGGTCAGGCCTGCATCAAGGCAGCTCTGCAGGTCTACGGTGACGTAGAAGCCGCCTTCGCGGTCGACTTTGCCCATGTGTGGGTTAAAGGCCACTGCGCCGATGGCGACAATGGCTGCGGTGGGGCGGGTGTCCATGGTTTCGAGGTCGAGCATTACGTGGTTGAGCATTACCACTCCTCCAGCATTTCGCGCAGTACCGGTCCGACCGGCTGGCGCTTGATTAAGGCCTTGGCGCAGAAGGCCAGGGTGAACAGTGCCCAACCGGCCGTTAGCGCCAGCACAGGGCCGATGAAAAGCAGAATGAAGATAAAAACCGGTTGTGCGTCCATGGGGTTCTCCTGTTTTTTTCCAGCAGCACAGGCGCACCTGCGCTCTTGGAAAAAGACCTGTTAATGGTCCCCGACACACCTACCGGCTTGCATTCAGAGGCTCGGTTCGGTCACAGCTCGCCACTTCGGGATTCGGCTTGCGCCTTGTGGGTCAAAGCTGGGCATGCAGTGCATGCTGTGATTGAAAGATACAAAACGTATCTGTATCGGTCAATACAAAACGTATCTTTTTCTAATTGTTTCTTTAGTTATGTATCCAACTCGCTGAATTGCAGGCGAAAAAAAACCGCCCGTAGGCGGTCTTTTTTTGAGGTGAGGGTGGTGTTATTCGATCCCGAGCTGTCGTTTCATGTGGTAAACACCCATGCGCCATGAGCCGTAGCGCATCATGCCTTTGTGCACCAGGTTATCAACTGTGTCGCTGTTATAAATACCCCGGTAGTAGTCGATATCTTTCCATGCTTCAATTTCCTGCTCCATGCAGTGTTCGGTCATGCGGGGGTTGGATATGCCTTGCTTGCGCCATTCTTGGTAGCAGTAGGCGAGGGATAGTGGGTAGCGCCTATGGCCTTTCTGGGTGTCGATGATATAGGTGAGGCCCGTAATGGATTCGCGCTGTTGCTCCATGCAGTGGTTGTACATGCGCTGGTTCAGCTCGCCGCGCTTGGTCCATTCTGTTGTGCAGACGCTCTGTGCGTCCCTGTGGGCGCTTTTAAGATTGGACTCTACTGTGCGCAACACGTCTTCGATGCTGGGTTCTTGGGGTTTGGGTGGTGCTGGCTGGACGGATGGGCGGGGTGTGGTGGTCTCGGCTGCCGCAACAGCATTTGGCGCTGGCGATTCGGGCTGTGCGTCAGGCCTGAGCGAGTTCATCCAGAGAAAGGCGCCTACGGCACCAAGGGCTATTATTCCAAAGAACCGGGTGCGCATATCCATGCCGCTCTCCTTGGTTACATTTTTCTGAATACCAGCGCAACGACTTCTCCGATGATGCGCAGCTGATCCACGTTGAGTGGTGATATGGTTTCGTCAGGGTAGAGATCCTTGTCCGGATTGTCGCTGACAACGCGCCAAGTCCCGTCGATCATCTTCATGAAGCGCTTAACCCGCAGATAGCCTTCAAGTTCAAACGCAAATATCTTGTCGCTGATGAGTCGCTTGGATGCCGAGTTCACCAGGATGGTGTCACCATCGATGAAGGTGTCATCCATAGAGTCGCCTTTGACTCTGACAATTCTCGCCATGCATGGCTCGACGTTTGCGTCGAGTAATCCTTCCATCGGTACCGCCCTGTAACCTATCACTTCTTCATGGTCGACATGGCCGCCAGTACCGGCAGCCAGGCTTACATCAATGACAGGCACGCGGTACATCTGCAGCGGCTGATACTCGGAAGCGTTGCTTTCTTCCTTCACTTGCAGGCCTTCGGCTGGTTTTGTCTCTCCGTAGACATCCAGTTCGTCACCAAATAGTTCATCCATGCTCATGCCAAGGTGTCGCGCCAGGCTGAGTGCCTGATGGGTTTTCAGGTGGCGCCGACCCGTGAAGTAATGACCAACCGCACCGCGTGACGTTACACCCAGCGTGTCGACTAAATCTTCCTGTGTAAGCCCGAGGGCTTTCATCCGCGCTCTGGCGCGTGCTTGCCATGTACTCATATTGGCAATGGTACATTTTGTACCAGATAAAGAAACGGCACACAATGTATCTTTAGTGTTGCCTGTTTTAGATACGTTATGTATCTTTACAGAGTGCAGATAAGAGGAGATGTATCCGATGGGGCTTAAAGAGTTCATGAGTTCAATACCTGTTGAAGAGCGCCGGCAGATGATTGCCAAGATCGCCAATGGCGCAGGGGTGTCTGAGTCATGCATCAAGCACTACATCAATGGCACTCGCAATTGCCCACCTAAAAGGGCTCAGCGCATCGAATCCACTTTGGGCGGCGCTGTGACTGCTCATGAAATCGTGTTCGGTGTGGCGGTCGATTGTGAGCATTCCCGCTCATCTACATCTGCAGCATAGCCACACACACCACAAAGACCTCATTTAAAAAGGACGGCACAACATGGACCACATTGATTCCGCAATTTACGACACCGTTCACAACGCAGGGCTGGCGCCAAAGCAGCTGGCTGAGTTGATGGGCATGTCTCACCAGGTGTTGCTGAACAAGGCAAACCCTCAGTGCGAGGCCAACAAGTTCAGCATTCATGAGTTGATGGCCTTGCAGCGCCACACGCTGAGCACGCGCATTGTTGAGGCGATGTGTCTTGATCTGGGCGTGAATGTGATCGGGCCGGTGAAGGTTAAAAGCGCGTCGTTGATGGAGGCGATGCTGACGGTGGTGGCTGAGTGCGGGGATGTATCCCGTGCCGTTCACGACTCGCTGGCTGACGGCAGACTGACCGACCGGGAGCGCAATGAGATGCAGCGTGAAATCAATGAGGCGATCGATGCGCTGATGAGCATGCGCCTGGCGATTAAGGAGCATAAGTAATGACAACTCAGGATCAGCGCATTTTCGACTTGCTGGAAACGATTGAGCACACGCCCGGTATTTCAGCCGGCCATTTGGAAAAAGTTTATCAGCAAGACGTGTGAAAGCCTGCGATGGCCCAGCGGCGGGGAATGGCGCCGACCGGGATTAGCAGAGTGTGCCAGCAGTACGGCCGTGCCCGGACATGGAAAAACATCTGCAGCAGAGCGATGACGCTCCTTTGGCCTCACGGCAAGTCAGGCGCTCTCCTGAAAACACAGGGTAATACAGCAGCGGATCGGCTGCGCCTTGAGCGAGTAGGGTCGCGGACAGCTCGGAAAGACGGGCACCTAACAGGCAAAAGAAAACCCCGACGCTGATATGGCTGGGCAGCCGCGACGGGGTTAACTCAACGAGGTGTTCATAATGAACCAAGTCATTGTAGCAGGCAATACCGAATCGGTCACCATGACCAGTGCTGAGATCGCTGATCTGGTGGAATCCCGCCATGACGACGTTAAGCGCTCCATCGAGCGGTTGGCGAATCGAGGCGTTATTCAACTCCCGCCAATGGCGGAAGTTCGAAATCACTTGGGTCAGCGGGTTAGTGTCTACTCAGTGGGCAAGCGCGACAGCTATGTGATCGTTGCGCAGCTTTCCCCTGAGTTCACGGCCCGTCTGGTGGATCGCTGGCAGGAGCTTGAGCAACAGGTAAGTAATCCTTACCAGTTGCCCGATTTCAGCAATCCCGCAGCTGCTGCCCGTGCCTGGGCTGATGCGGTTGAGCAGCGCCAGCAGTTGGCGATTGAACACCAGAAGGTGAGCCGCGATCTGGAGCACATGAAGTCGCATTTCATTGATGGCATGAAAATCGTGGACTTTGCCAAGACGCTGAATGGCGTGAATTGTCAGGAGATCCAGAAGTACTTGGCATCTAAAGGCTGGCTGCGCCGTGACGGCTTCAGTGGCTGGCGCGTGAACAGCAGTGTACGTGACAAGTACCTGGCTGAGCGCACCACCATATGGACACACCCTACCACTAAAGAGGAGCGCGAGCGCCATTACCCTGTGCTGCTGCGTGCTGGCGCTGTGCGCCTGTTTCAGATGTACACGAAGGAACTGCTGCCCATGAAGCAGACATGGAACGGCAAGGTCGGGCATGGCTCGGAGGTAATGCAGTGAGCAGAGCAGCTACAGATTGGGCATGGAGTATCGACCCGGGCAAGGCTCCATTGAAGCTGATCCTGCTGTCTATGGCGGATCGTGCGGACGAGGAGCATTGCTGCTACCCGAGTATTGATCGCCTGGTGCGCGACACGTCCCTGAACAAAAAAACCGTACAGGCCGGTATCAATGAGCTGGCAAAGCTGGGCCTGATCAAGGATACCGGGGAGCGCAAAGGCCCAACTCGCCGCGTCCGCGTTTTCCGGTTGATGCTGAATGCGCAATCTACCCAAAAACGGAACAATACCAAAAACGGGGACATTAAGAGCCAGTGTAACGAACCCGAAAACGGGAATGTTACCGAAAACGGGAATATACCCAAAAACGGTACTTTGAATGACCCCGAAAACGGGTTTTTGAATGTACCCGAAAACGGGTTGCAGAACCGGTCATTGGAACCAGTCATTGAACCTGTTGATGACGCTGGCGCGTCCAGCAGCACGCAGGCGGTCGATTGCGTTGATCACGATCACACCGATGCGACCGACACGCATGTCGGTACCATCCCGGCAAACGAGACTGAAGACCCGTTCCTGTCCAACCTGTTCACGCCAGCCCCGAGCGAAACCCTGCCGGACGTGCCTGCAACCACCGTACCCGCCAAGCACAGCCGTGAAGCATTCGAGATGCACCACGCCTGGCAGCCGTCCGAGTCAACCGTGCGGACCTACATGGCGCGGCACGTTGCGGCCCTCGGCCTTGAGCGCATCAACGATGAACTGGACAAGTTCCGCCTGCACTACCACGGCACGCGCCCTGAGCGGCAAGGCCAGTGGGAGAAAAAATTCCTTTCGTGGCTGGGCCGTGCGTGGCCTGAAGCGACCGGACCGAGCGCGAACCCCAGCACCCCCGCCACCCCCCAGCAGAAACGCCAGGCGATTTCTGCACTGGTGATGGATGGGATTCTGAACGACGACCACAACTGGTAAGGCCCTGACCATGACAGCAATCACAGATGGATTGATCACGGAAGCTGACCGGCTGGCGCTGGTTAACGCGATTATCGAAGAGCGCGGCACACAGACGACCACTCACCAGCTGGTTACGCTGGCGCTGAAGGTGGGTGTAACGCCTGACACGCTGCTGCAGGCGGCACAGTGCAACGATGAAGGTGCACTGGCCCAGACAGAGGTTTCGGAGCGGATTCGGGGGTGGCTCGGTGAATGTGGATGATCAGGTGGTGCATGGGATTGATGTTCCGGCGCTGATTAAGCGGATGAAGCAGAAGGAGGCGCGCCACGATCGCTGGCAGCTGTTCATGTACGAAACCCGCGATATGGAGCAGTACCAGCGGGCAGAGGTGGAAGGTGCGGTGCGCGTGCAGTGGAAGGGGGCCAGAAGTGACTGAACTGGTAATCGGGATTGATCCGGACTTGAAAGAAAACGGCGTTGGCATCGTCAGCAGCGGCAAGCTGGTTGACCTGCAGGCCCTCGACTTCTTCAAACTGCAGGCCTTTATTCAGGAACAGCACGCCCAGGGCGCCCATTTCGCGGTTGAAAATGTGTCGATCAATAAGCCTCGCTTCATGCGTGCTTTGAAGGCAGGCAGCTACAACGCCCAGAACGACAAGATCAGCCAGAACGTGGGCATGGTGAAGGCAGTGCAGGTGTTGATTGTGCAGTTCCTCGACCTGATAGGCGCCAGTTACACGCTGGTTAAGCCGTTGGGAGGTACAGCCAAGGATGCCAAGAAAGATGCAAAGCTATTCAACCGTCTGACCGGATGGACCGGACGGAGCAGTGCAGACAAGCGAGATGCCGCCATGCTGGCGCTTTATGTCGCAAGGAGGAAGCCGTGCGTAAGGCCAAACTGAAAAGCCGTCCTCTGACTGTGGAAATGCCTACCGGTGAACGCTGCGACAACTGCTTTGGTTCCGGAGCGGTTCGCGGGGCTGTCTCCAGCTACCCCTGCGGCGAGTGTGGCGGCTCAGGACTGATATCAGTCGACCAAGACTACTTCGTCGATAACGAAGATGTGCTGGCCAGCATGTGTATCGCCCTGAAACGAGAAAACCGCGAACTGCGCGAAAGCCTAAACCTTGGGCCTCAGCGCGTTGGCAGCAAGATCGATTAACCATGAGGAAATACCGCAATGACCGAAATTCTGACCCTGAATGCGCTGATGACCCTGGCGTACATCTTCTTTGCCCTGATATGTGCGTGGTACGTGCTGCGGGTGTTCGACCAGCTGGCCCGCGTTCACTTCAAAACCACCATGAGGACTATTGCCAATGACCCCCATGCTGCTGCGCTCTATTTTGGCTGCCGTTTTATCGGTGTGTGTTTGCTCATCGGCTTGGTCGTCGGGCTTTCCTGATCAGTACGACCTGAAGATTCGGCAGGCGGCCAAGCGCTACCTGCCGGGGTATGACTGGCGGCTATGGAAGGCACAGTTGTTTCAGGAAAGCCGACTCAAGCCGGATGCAGTCAGCCCTGTGGGTGCACGGGGGCTGGCGCAGTTCATGCCGGGGACGTGGGCCGAGGTTGCCCAGCAGCTTGGGTATAGCGGGATCAGCCCGCACGCTTCCGGCCCAGCCATTACGGCTGGCGCTTATTACCAGGGGCGGATGATCAGCATCTGGAAGGCGGAGCGGCCAGCTGCAGATCGGTACAGCCTTGCAGCCGCCAGCTACAACGCAGGGGCCGGCAACATCATCGAGGCGCAACGTGTGGCTGGTGGGGCCAACGATTACGCCAGCATCATTCAAGCGCTGCCGCAGGTGACCGACCATCACGCCCGAGAAACCACCACGTATGTGGAGCGTATCTGGACCTATTGGCAGCAGATGGTACTGAGGAGGTAAAGCATGGCGTGGCGAGCAACAGCGTTGGGGTTTGTGGGGCTGACGTTATTCGGCCTGTTCTGGTGGGTGAAGGCGACCATCTTGACCGGCGAGGTCAATCAGCTGGCGCAGTCGGTAGAGCAGCTGGAGCAGGACAAGCGCAACCTGCTGGCCGCCTATGAATACTTGAGCACTGAACGTGACCGGCTGGACCGGTTGTATGCCGAAAACAGAAGGGAGAATACCCGTGTGCAAACCATCCTTGAGCGCCAGCTTGAAGCCATGCGCACCACTGAAGCCGACCCGTGCGCTGATGTGCCTGTGTCTGCTGATCGCATTCAGCGGCTGCGCCAGCCCGTCTGGCTCGATACCCCCCATGCAGTGCCGGGCGATTCCTGAGGGGTTTTTGCAGGCAACAGAATACCCGGAGCGCCCAGAACTTGGCGCCAGCAACCTCGATATCGACATGTACGCCAAGCGCCTGGAGTTCGCGCTGTGGCGGTGCAACCAAGATAAAAGCGATCTGGATAAGTGGCAGGAGGAAAAGCACCATGGCCCGGACGATGGTTGATCACGCATGTGAGCGCTGCGGCACTGTCCGCAAGGTGAGCCCAGATAAGCTGGCCAAGGGCCTGCAGCGGGTGTGTCGTAAATGCCAGGGCAAGGAGGCCGCCGAAAAGCGCAAGATCGCCATGCTGCGTCGTGGTGGCCCTCGCCATGTCACCTATGAAATCTGCAAAGAGTGCCGCGCTATCTATGAAGCCGCCCCGATTGATGATGATGGTTATTGCGGTGACCGTTGTCGAGAGAAGGCGGCAGGTCATACAACCAGTTACCGGCAGGCGGTGGAGTTCTTTTTGTTTGGCCGCAAGCCTAAGCCATGGCGGTCGTGGGAGGCTGAACAGGTTTCGTTGTTTTAGGCTTGACGCTGGTGCGGCAGTGGTGCGATAGTGGTGTGAAATCAAGCAATGGAGCGCCGCCGCATGAGCCTGAAAAAGTCTGTATCCCTCACCAGCCATACCGTGGCTGCAATTGAATCCCGCTATTCTGCGGATGAGGTCAACTGGTCCGGGGCAATTACGATGTTCCGTGACCGCTACTGCGCCATGATCCGCGCCAGCCTGGCCAAAGTCGATTTGACCACCCAAGAGTGGACCACACTATTCAGTATCTATGCCGGTACCGTGACTGATCACGATGCTGAAGGTGTCGCCAAGATGCTGCTGGCTGAAGTGCTCGACAGTGAACAGTACGAAATGGGCGATGCCCCCCACCTGCCCGAGAAAATTCAGAGCATGAATTTCTGTCAGCGTATGGCTGTTGTCGACATGATCGACCGGTTCTGGGCGGGGCAGTGGGATAAATTTGAAGACTCCGAACAGATTGTTGCCCACCTGAAGAGCATGCAGCCATGAGCCAGTTCACCCATAAAGACACCAGTATCTACCTATCTTCGATGATCGAAACCCTTGAGCAAGAGGATGGCCACGTATGGGCTATCAACGAGCTGGGCAGCAGCTTCAGCAGGGTGGATGATGACCGTGAATATGAGTACACCCACAAGCCGCATACAACAGCTGAAGAGGCCATGAAAGCCGGTATAGGTTACCTGTGGGCCTGCCGTCCCGATCTAGTCAGGGTTGCTGATGAGTGGGCGAAAGAGGCAGAGTCGTACAATCGGCGTCAGGCTAATGCTTGATACCCCCCGGGGTATCGATAGGATTTGAAACCAAAAAGTTCTGCATACCCCCCGGGGTACCCATCCCATTTTGAAGTGAAAAATTCTGTGAAAAGTTGGGTGAAAAGATGAGCGATCAAGACAAGATGAGTCGGCTGAACATTGCCTGCCGACAGAAGGACAAAGGTGCCTGGGTTCAGGCTGCCAAGGCGCAGGGTAAAACGCTGGAACAGTGGGTAAATGATACGCTGGCAGAAGCGGTGAAGCGCTCCGATCTGGCGGCACCTTCTTGGATGCAGGGTTTCAGCCAACGCACACAGGATGCGCTGATGCTGGCGCAGATCTACAAATCGAGTGAGCTTGTGGAGCGCATCGAGGAAGACACGCTCTACAACATCCAGAACTTCGGCCCGCGTTGCGTAGATGAAGTCATGGAGTGGCACCGTGGTAATCATCGATAGTCGAGAAGCCGTTGAAGAATACCTGAGCCATGATCGGATCGAATGTCTGGTATGTGGTAAGCGGTTTGAATTCCTGCCGGGACACCTGAAACGCGCTCATGGCATGGCAGCCGCCGAGTACCGTGAGGCCTACAACCTGCCATCAAAGACGCCACTAGCCGGACGTGCTTACCGAGCTATGCAACGTGAAAAGATGAACCGGTTAATAGCAGACGGTATTGTAACGCACGATCATTTAAATGACTTGATTGAGAATAATAAAACAAAAGGTCGTGGTGAAAAGCGTGAATATGATTTAAATCGCCAGAAAGAAATTGCCAAGAATATACCAAGAAAACAATTACCGGCTGGCGCTAAAAGAAAAGATGGGCGCGATGCGGATAAGGCGAGAGAATATCAGCGCGAATATCGAGCGCGGCAAAAACAAAAATAGGGCGATGGCGAGCGTTCCATTAAAGTGGCGAAAAACAAAAATAGGGCGATGACTTAAGCCCCATTAAAGTGGCTGTTTTTGGGAAAGATTGAAATCGTTACCGCTGCTGGCGTAGCCCGGAATGGCTTGAGCTAAAACAGGACATTCTATATAAATCAATGACTTAGCGTTATTTGCTGGCGCCAGGCGACCATCACCAGGGCGAAAAAGGTCAACCGGCCAAGGCTGCAGGCCAGAGAATACGGGGCTTTCAGTGGGTGTTGCCCTGGATGCGGGCCGGTGGTCTGGTGGCGTTACTGGCCAGCGCCTGGCGGTTGTCGATCAGCGCGCGCAGCTCCAGCCAGGGGCGCAGCGGTTGTTTATCTCTGCCGCCGGTTTATATGTTGTGCCTATATAGGTAGGGCAAATATTTTTTATAAAAACCGCTTGACGCTGTTTTAATGCTGCGGCTATAGTTACCCCAGACATTAAACAAACCGGCGCGGCGGCAACCGCGAATTAGATAAAGGTGAGCATCATGGAACAGGTAACTTTCTCTTTCGATTTTGAAGCCGACAAAAAAGCCCCTCTCTTTGCGCAGTATGATGGACAAATGCAGCCCCAGCCCGCATATATCGAAGTAAAGCCCGAGGCGCGCACTGTCAGCGCTGACTGGTCCGGCGAGATCGGCAACGCCGTCCCGGTGACCGTCTGGAATAACCAGGAACTGCGCTTTCCTGTGCCGGCCAACGTGCGCGGCTCTGCCCTGATTGAGTTTTGCGAAGAGCATAAAGCCGACTTTGCCCGCATCTGCGACGGCTATAGCGAGGAGTGGGACGGCTCTAACTATGTCGGCCGGTACACTAAAGACGCGCAGGACGCGCAGGAAACCATCGAAAACGCGATTGAACGAGATCTGAATGATGTGATCAGCATCGAAAAAATCGGCATTTACTTAGCTGAGGGCGGCGCATCATTGGCTGATGAGTGGCCGGAAGGCAAAAGCCTGAAAGAGGCCGCTGCAGCGCTTTACGATGAAGTAAAAGCCGAAGAGGCGGAAGACTGGGAAATTATCGGCGATGCTGACGATGTTGCCGACTACCTGCGCAACCGCATGGATGACATTTGCGGGCAGATCCCGGCGGCATACAAGGAGGCGTTAAAAGAGGCGGACGGCTGGAACTATGACGAAGATGATTTTGCTGATGAAGAGGCTTAATCGTGGATAACTGGCTCGCCGTCCTGATCCTGGCCGCGCTGATCATGCGGCCGGGAGTGGCGGGGCTACTGCTAGGGCTCTGGCTCTGGTGGGTGATCACAACAAAGTAAAACCATAGCGGCCCGGCGCCAACCGGGAACAAGGAGAACATCATGTCTGCATATATCTGTAACGATTCCGTTTTTGCTACTCTGGGCGCGTTTGCTGCGCTGACACTGGGCGCGCAGCCGCAGGCCGCTGCGGATCTGCTGAAAGCCGAAAACGTGCGCAGCGTTAACCACCGCTACAACGACAACACGCCGGTAACCGGTGCGGATCTGACAAAGGCAGAGCCGGCACCTGATCGCGGCTGCATCCTGGAGCTTTGCGGCGAGCTGGAATACCAATCATGCGAGACCGACGATTACCGCAGCCGCCCGGCGTTCCTGCTGCTGACCCGCATCAGATCCGCAGCCGTAGCGCACGTTCCGGGCGATAAAACCGCATCCCTGCCGGGCTCACTGATCGGCGCGGCGGTATACCGTGACCGCGACGGCAGTCGGGGCTATATCGTGGGTACCTGGGAGCGTGACAGTGATATGTTTACGCTCGGGTCTGGTGGTATGTCCCCGCTCAGCCGGACCATGGTTGATATAGTATGGCTGCCGGATGAAAGCGGCCGGGGTCTGCAGCGCCAAGCGGAACCGATCAACCGCGCACAGACGATGATCAACAGCCAGTATAACTGGCCTCGAATCAGCCCGGCGCAGGCTGAGCGCTTGGCAGCAGAGCAAGAGGCAGAACACGCCGCGTTTGTGCGGGCGGCTACGCTGCAGCGCGAAGAGCAGGAACGAAAAGAGGCCGCTTTTCGGGCTGAGCTGGCTGCTGTCATGCCTGCCGATTGTAAGGGCGTGATCATCGCGGAATTGCTCGAAAATGAATGCGACAGCATGACCGATTATTACGGCAGCCGCACCGCGCGCCGCCTGATTCTTGGATTCAGCACGCACAACCGAAATAATTTCGCCGAAATGCGCAAAGCGCTGCGGGCTGCCGATATCGCGGATCTGCCGGAGCTGGCCGCGCTGGCTGATCCTGAGCACAGCGAAGAGGAGCGGGAAAACTACTCAGGCGGCAGCGGTTATTATCTGCAGGCCGCCGGCGCGTCCCATTATGGCGGCTGGAAAGTTAAAAAGGTGCGTTCATACCGGGATAACGTTTTGACCGCTGACGGTGTGGGCGTGGGTGAGCTGCGGTTACCCAAGGGCAGCACGCCAGACCCTGAGCCGCGCAAGCGCAAGCCGGAGCCCACCAGCCAAGCGCAGCCGGAAGGCGTCAGCGTGCGGCTCAACGCCGAAAAACAGGGTATCGAAGTGGTTTTCAGCAGCAAGCCAGGCGAGGAGGTGCGCGCGCAGCTTAAGGCGCAGGGGTTCCGCTGGAGCCGTCGCGCTGGGCTTTGGTACGCCAAACAAACGCCTAAGCGCCTGGAATTCGCGCAGCAACTGGCAGGCGCTGACCTGCAGCAGGTGGCAGCATGAACCGCATCGAGCAGCAACGCACCGACTATAAAGCCGGTGACCTTATCAACCCGCACAACGGCCACGCGCTCAGCGCTGCTGAGGTGGCCGCTTACAACCGCTATACAATGGATCTCAACCGAGAGCGCCACCAGGACCGCCGCGAATTCCTATTGCATCAGCGGTTTGTCTTCTTCATCGGCTGCGGATATGAACGGGAGCGCGTAGCATGAATGGGTACAACTACAGCAACAACCAGGGCCAGGAACGCACCAGCCTGGCCGACTATGTAGCCGATCAGCACCGGCTATACAAGGCCGGGGAAATCGACGGCAGCAGCGCCAAGGAGGAGGCGGCATTGATGGGGTATCGCCTGGACCTGCGCAGCGGCGATATCACACCAGCATAACCGCACCACCAACCACACCAGCCCGGCCACTGCGCCGGGCTTTTGCATTCCTGCCGCTGGCGTCCATCATGCTGACCAGCACCAGCACCAGCACCAGCACCAGCACCAGCGCGCGACGGTGCGCAGCAAGGGCGCCAGCGTGCCAGGGCAAGCCGATCAACAACCACGACCACCAACCACACAAGCCAAGCGTAGCGCGCAGCAGCGGCAGGCCTGCGCCTGATCGCTGAGCAGATCCACACCAGCCCAGACCAGGGACATAAGCAACCGATCGGCAGGGCTCAAGCCAGCGCCAGGGCAGGGGGTGCCCCCGGTTAGGTTCTTCCGGGGCACCCCTACCCCTGCGAGGGCGTAGACCCGCCGAGTTTCTGTACTCAGTGCTTTTTCAGGTTTTGGCAACTCCATCAACAGGTTACGGCCACAGACGACCGACAGCCGGTGGAGTAGGGTACAGGCCAGTGCGACTACTGGGTTTTTGTACATGGCAAGAACAGGCAACAACCACAAAGGTGCTAACTCTGACGGCGGTTTCGGCACCCTCTGTAATGGCGCTGAGCTGGCGCGGATTATCGGTGTCAGCCGTCCGACCATCACCAAGTTCACAAAGGCCGGCATGCCGATCTATGACGAAAAGGGTGCGCGCAACTCACCCCGTTACGATTCGGCTGCCTGTATTCGTTGGTGGAAGGATCGGGAACTGCAAAAGGCCCGTGGCAGCGGGGATGCAGACGAACTCGACATAGACGAAATCCGCCGTCGCACCGAACTGGCCAAGATGAAAAAGGAAGAGATCAGCCTTGCGGTTGAGGAAGAGCGTTACGGTGATGTGGAGGCCATCCTTGAAGAACTGGGGCATGCTCTGGCCACCATCAGGGCAAGCCTGATCGCGTTGCCAAAGTGTGCCGCTCAGCTGGAGCATCAGGAATCCGGATTCATCGAAAAGCGCCTTGAGGAAGAGGTGTACCGGATGCTTGAAGAGCTGGCCGACTTCACCATAGAGGATGAAGATGGCAGCGAGTGAGCCGCTTCACTTTCGTTGCCTTCGTAACCTCAGGCGCAGGCTTGAGGATGTAATCAAGGCAAACCTCAAGCCTCCGCCCCGGCTCAATCTGGTTGAGTGGGCGGATACCTTCCGGTACCTGCCTGACAACTCAGCAGAAGCGGGTAAATGGCGCACAGATCGCGTCGAAGCCGCCCGCGCCCCGATGCTGGCCATCACTGATCCTGATGTTCAGGAAGTCACGGTCATGTGCTGCATCCAGCTGATGAAGACCGAATTAATGCTCAACGCGGCCCTGTACTACATGCACCAGGAGCCGTCACCGATCATGTACGTGGCGCCGAAGACGGAAACCGCCGAAGCATGGTCCAAGGAGCGACTGGTTAAATCGGTCACCGCTACACCAGCCGTGCGGGATATCTTCAGCAGCAACCGCCGGGGGCAGGGTAACACCATCCTGCAGAAACAGTTCCCGGGTGGTCAGATCTCGATTGTATCGGCTCGAAACCCGACTGACCTTGCCATGCGTGCCTGCCGCATCATGCTGTTTGATGAGTGCGACAAGTACCCGATGAACGTGGGTGCCGGAGAAGGCGGATCTGGGGGTGAAGGTGACCCGATCCAAGTGGCATGGGGCCGTGCCACCACCTATGGCCGTCGCGCCAAGAAGATCACAGCTTGTTCACCTACGGTCGAAGGTCGGTCCCGCATCCATCAGGAATACCTGAAGTCGAATCAGTGCGTATTCCACCAGCCGTGCCGTCATTGCGGCCATTCGGAAGAACTGGACTGGTATCGGCACGTCAACATTCCGGAAGACCAGGACGGCAACCTGCTGCCGGACAAAGCCCGTATCGTTTGCGGCGGTTGTGGTACTGAATGGAGCGAAAGCGACCGCTTTTGGTCGATCGCAAACCATGACTGGGTGCCGAAACGCCCCGAAATTACCCACCACATGGGCTTCAAGGCTTCCGCCCTGGCATCGCCGTTTATCTCGGTGGTGGCACTGGCGCGTGAATATGTGGACGCGAAAGACAGCCCGCAGGCCCTGAAAGCCTTTACCAACACCCGGCTGGCTGACGTGTACCGCGAAAAAGGCGACGCACCAGACTGGCAGCGCCTGTATGAACGCCGCGAGACCTGGCCGCTGGGTAACGTACCGGCAGGCGGGCTGATGATCGTATGCGGTATCGACGTTCAGAAGGATTACCTCATCTTTGAGGTGGTCGCGTATGGCCGCAAGAAACGCAGCTGGTCCATCGATATCGGCGTGATTGAGGGGCACATCTCGACCGACAGCACCAAGGAAGAGCTGAGTAAGTTCCTTGAAACCCGCTACACCAACCAGCACGGCATCGCCATGCCGATTGAGCTGGCGCTGATCGACTCATCCAACGACACCCAAGAGGTTTACAACACCGTTGCCCAGATCGGCACGCCACGGCTCAGGGCCATCAAAGGTGTGGGCAGCCTGACCACCATGATCGGAACACCCAAGCCGGTACAGATTAGCATCGACGGCATTCGCAAAGACGGCGGCATCAAGATGTGGCCGGTGGGCGTCAATGTGCTGAAGGAACAGCTCTACAAGTGGCTGCTGCTGCCGCGCCCAACTGATGAGGCACTGGCCGAAGGCTCTGAATGGCCGACCGGCTATTGCCACTTCCCTGAGTGGGGCGAAGACTACTTCAAGCAGCTGACAGCCGAAATACTGGTGGAACGTGCCAATAGCCGCGGCTATCTGGAACAGGTGTGGGAACGGATACGCGACCACAACCACTACCTTGACTGCCGCAACTACGCCCGCGCCGCGTCTGCGATGCTGGGGCTTGACCGCATGACCGAGGACGACTGGCAGGCACGCGAAACACGGTACGGAAAAGAAGCACCGGAAGGTTCAGCGCAGACCCCAGGCACCACCCCCAAGAAGGTACCGGCCGCACCCACCGGCACCCCGTCGCGCAAAAAGCGCCCATCCAAATGGTTTAAGAAGCGCTGACCGGTTGACTTGTATTCGACCGCAATCACCGGAGGATGACTGGATAAATACACAGGCACGGTGAACCGCTGAATGACCACCTTCACCCACGAACAGCTCGCCAACCTCAAGAAAGCCTATGCCCGTGGCGTTATGCGCGTGCGCGAAGGGGATACATGGGTTGAATACCATTCTATGCGAATGATGGCGCAGGCCATCGACCGGATGGAGGCTGAGCTGGGCATCCAACACGCCAACCGCCCGCGTGGAGTGCGCCGGGTACGATTCGGGACGCTGAAATGAACCTGATCGACAAATGGTACGAAGTCACCAACCCCAAGAAGGCCGTTGACCGGCAGCGTCAGCGCATGGTGCTGGACGAGCTGCGGGCCTACAACGCCGCACGCCCAAACCGTGGTTCTGGTGGCTACAGCCGCCGGGGCGGACGGGCAGCGGAAGAGGTGGCGCGTGGGCATCGCGGCCTTGCTGGTGGCGCTCAGGATCTGGTGCGCAACACCGCAATCGGCAACCGCATCAAGGCCGTGCTGGCCAGTAACATGGTGGGTGACGGCATCAAGCCCGACTATATCGGCGGCAGCCCGCGCCGGGTGGAGAAGTACAAGGACACCTTCGAGGCCTGGGCCAACTCCCCGCTGTGCGACTACGAACACCATTACAACTTCTGGGGCCTGCAACACTTGTGGGCGGCCACCGTGGTTGAGTCGGGTGGTGTATTCGTGCGCCGCATCATCAACAACGCCATGACCTTTCCGCTGGTGCTGCAAACGCTTGAGCAGCAGTACCTGGATGAATCCAAGTCCGGCCTGACCGATGAAGGCGGCGAAATCTTCAGCGGCATCGAGTACCGCAAAGACGGCAGTATCAAAGGCTACTGGCTGAAAACCAAGCTGGTCGGCAACTTCTACCGCGAAGAAAGCGAGTTCTTCCCGGCGGATGACATCATCCACATTTACTGGAAGGACCGCCCCGGCCAGCATCTGGGCGTCAGCTGGCTGCACCCGATTGCTGATCTGGTCGATATGCGACAGGAGTGGCGCGATGCCGTGCTGATGCAACAGCGCATCGCCGCCTGCTTTGGTGTCATCGTCAAAGAGCCTGCCGGTGATATGGGTCTGGGCAGCAAGAACAGCACCCTGCGCGACGAAGACGGCCAGGCCTACTCCGAAATGGAGTCCGGCATGATTGCCTATACCGACTCCGGTACCGAAGTGACCGTGGTCACACCGCCCAACCTCAGCCACACCACCGACTTCAACGCCGAAGTGCTGCAAGACATTGCCGTGGGCGTGGGTGCGACCCGGGAACAGATCACCGGCGACTTCAGCAAAGTTACCTGGGCATCTGGACGGCTGGCGCGGGGTGAGTTCTACACCAACCTCGACCGCTGGCAGAGCTTCATGCTGCTGCCGGCACTGGATCGGGTGCACAACTGGTTCGATGACCTCTACACCATCAAGTTTGGCCCTGTATCCGCCAAGCAGCGCAGCTGGATCCTGCCGCACCGCTCAGCCGTTAACCCGAAAGAAGAGCTGGACGTGGATATCAAGAAAGTCCGCACCGGTGCTATGACGCCCCAGCAGTTCACCCGCAAGCACGGCATCAAGTTTGAAGCGGCTATTCAAGCCTGGAAAGAAGCCAAGGCCACCATGGGTGACCTGCCGTTTGACTTCGACCCGAGCAAATTCAGCTCTGCCGGCAACCAGCTCGACAACAACGACTCGGCCAGCAGTAACAGCGACAGCAATAAATCTGAGCCGTCAACAGACGACCCCGACGAATAGCTGTAAAAATATCCAGCATTAAGACAACGGAGCCAGGCGATGCCGATCAGAAAAGAGCAAATGCCGAACCTCAAGGGTAAGGCTGCATTCCGGCCAGAAACGGCAGACCGCGAAGCCATGACCGTCGAGATGGTGTTTACCACCGGCGAAGAAGGCCTGCGGTACGACTGGTGGAATGACACCCAGTTCATGGAATCGCTGGAAGTCAGCGAAAAGGCCATTCGGGCCGACCGGTTGAACAAAGGCCTTAGCATTCTCGACAGCCACAACCGCTATGACGGCATCGACAAGGTGCTGGGCATTACCGAAGAGTGGCGCATCGAGAAAGGCCAGCTGATCGGCACCTGCCGCTTCAGTCGCAACCAGCAGGCCGTATTCGATGACGTGGCCGATGGCATCCTGCGGCATGTATCGCTGGGTTACCGAATCCATGAATACAAAGTCACCAAAGCCACCAAGGACGGACAGCTCGAAAAGCGTATGGCCGTTGACTGGGAGCCGCTGGAACTGTCCATCGTCCCCGTCAGCTTTGAAACCACGAACGGTACCCGTGAGGCCGAGCGTGCCAACACCGAAACTCACGAAGTCATACTGACCACTGAAGAGGTAGACGATATGCCTAAGCCTGTAGACGACAAGCGCGAAGATGCTCCGCAGGATCAGCCTGCTACCGAGCAGCGCGAAACCCCGGCTGAACCGCAGACCCGCGCTGTTGATACAGAGCAGGCAGCTGCACAGGTTCGTGCCCAACTGAAACCGATGCTCGACGCCTCCCGCGCCGCCGGCCTTGATGACACCTTTGCCATCGAAGCCTTCGACCGTGGCGTGGGCATTGATGCCTTCCGTGCCGAGGTGCTGAACAAAATGGCAGAAACCCGCAAGGCCGAGGCCATCCAGTCTTTTGGGGATCCTGAGCTGCGTTCTGATGGCCGCCGTGACCAGACTGAAACGCTGGTGCGCGGTGCTGAAGA